ATCATCAGGAGATGACTGCCGACAATCGGTAATCATCTCCTGATTTCATTTCAGTCATTACCAAACACACAAAAGGCTGCTAACCTCACGGTCCGCAGCCCTAACATAATTAACACTTATCCTAATCAAAACTATATCTTCTTAGCACCTTAATACATTATAAATTCTTGGCCTCTATACTTATAGACATCAATAGTCTCCATTATCTCCTCGTGGTTATGGTTCGTGTGACTTTCAATCAATACACAACGACCGAACTTCATTCCTGACAGCAGTTCCACAATCCCTTGTATTTGTCTCGATAGCTCAAACACATTCAATGTACTGTCGGATGATCCTAATGTGTCAACCCAATCCGTCACAATGTGCAACTTAAATGTCGATATGGCATACATACTTCGAGGCTCTTTCGTCCTATCCCATACAATCGGGTCAAACTCGATAAATACTGCCGGTCGTGGCCAATTGTCCTCCTGCTCAAGAAATTCTACATTCTGATTCCATAAATCGACATGCTTAACATCGCCGGATTCAAGCATAGCTTTGCGTATCGTCTCAAATATCTCTTTTCTCATTTTATATTAAAATCTAAGTTATCTAAATACTCGCTTATATTTTCTTCAATTATCTCCCGCACCGACTGCTCAACCTCGGGGGCTACCCCTAAGAACTGACGCTTGGGAATTTTGATAGCATTGCCAACTTTCATCAGTGCGAGCGCCTTCCAAAACTCAGCCTCGGTCGTCAACCTGACGTTGCGCTTATCCTTGCGGAGCGTTCCGTTCTTGCGCCTGCCGAACGAACCGGTGCAGTCATAGTACCTATACCAAAAATACCGCTTCATCTTGGGCGTCACCTTAATCTCTCCGCCCTCGTTATGTATCTCCGCGTAGGGCAAATCCGAGCGAAACACTATCGATGACTCTTTAATCTCGCTCCTAACACTCTTTCGAAGCTGACCGGTATCTATTAGCGTGGCACCGCCTTGACGGGTAGGGCTTTTTCTGCGCTGCCATGCCTGAGTGAAAAATGCCTGTCGCTCAAAGTTCTTGTCAAACTCATCGCCAAGCTCCACCTGTATGTCGCGCAGTATGCGCTTTATGATTATGCCTATGTCGTTCTTTGCCATCAGTCAAATAGGGTTGGATAGTTTTCAGCCGAGTCGAGAAAACGTGGCGTGAGCGGAGCCTTCAACATATTGTAAAAGGTCCGCTCGCTAATCGCATAAACCGGATATATGTACCGCCGCCATATCTCGCGATTGGGCACTCCCAACCGTGCGTAACGGTCATATATCCCGTTTATGTCTTTTACCCGCTTATGGTAGCTTACGCCGCGCCGCTTCGTTCCCATCAGCTTGCCTCCGGTTTTTAATCTACATCAGTCATCGATAATGGTATGCTCACCCATGCTCCGTTCTCGTTCTTATACTCTCCACGAATGTAGCGCTTGGTGACTGTCGGCTGATAACTCTCCTGAATGATTTTCACACCCTCCAAGAATGTTTCATCGCCACTCTCCACCGCCATTTTCTGCAGCTGCAAAACTCTGCTCGCCTTGATGTTGCCCACCTGATCACGGCTAAGAAGCCTCAAAATGGTGTTAACCAAGCTACGTGTCTTTTCGTCCGTAGCTAAACTTTCGATGTACTTCTTCACCATTGCAATGCCGTCTTCAACTGTGTCACGATACCCGTCAATGGTGTTGACACCCAATGTGATTCTAAACTTAGAGTCGCCTGTCGTGAACGTATGGCTGCGCTGATCATCCTTAACAAGTCCGAGTATCTCCGACTTCATCTTGAGTATTGCATCAAAGTTGCTGTAAACAGTGTCCTTGACTGTCTTGATGGCATCGCTCAACTCCTTGAGCTGAGGAATGGCTGTTGTCACCTCGTCATCCACCATTTGTGCATAACTCTCGCGCTGCTGTTGGCGTAGCTCGGCTGCACGTTTCTTCTCTCTCTCCGCCTTAAAGGTTTCATACTCCGCCAGTTCTTCAGCGGTCATTTCTACTATTTCTTTCATGTTGTTTGTTGTTTATGGGTTAATTATTCATTAAACATTGATTCTTCGTTATACTCTTGAAGGTCTGCCTGAGAGGACGCCCACTCTGATAGCTCTCGCATAAACTCTATATATGCCTCGCAGTCCATTTCGCTTGTCATCTCAATGATGTAGCCCTTCACATCTCTAAGCGTCTGTTTCATCATGCTTCTTCTGCGTTTGATAGAGTTACCTTATATACTACCGGTTCTCCGGATTGCCCGCTCTCTTTGCGGAGTCCGCCGTTGCGCTCTATCGCTCTCAGCTTCCTCTGCAACTTGTCGAGATCGTCAACTCCCAACTTCGCAAATTCTCTACCTGCTATCTTCGGGTGGCGGCAGAAGTCATTCACTCGCGCCCAATCGGTGGTGTCTATGCCCAACTGTTGCATCAGCTTCAAGCAAGCGCTCCGCTTCTTTTTGCGAATATTAGCGAAGCCCGCCATTGTCTCTAAAGTTCGGCAGCACTCTCCATATTCCTTTGCCGTCATCTCCTTGAGGCTGTCAGTGCGATTCTTCGTAAACTCCGCCACCATTGCGCGCTTAAACTCCTCCTTATCCTTTATCCCGGGCAGTGCATTAAGCGCTGCATAGAATCGGTTATAACCGCCTGTCTTACCTGCCATATGCGCCTCCTCTTTGTCCCGGTAGCCATTCTATTGTCACCATCGCATCAAGCTCGCCGGTGCCGCCGCATTTCATACACATTGCATCTTCACCGTTTGCTCGTTTCACAAAACCCTCGCCCTTGCAGTATGGACATGTATGTCCGGGGCTGTACACGCCTTCAATCATTGTGTCGACGGCGCTTGGTCTCAATTCGATTAAATGCTTTTTTTCGCTCATAGCTTTAAATGTTATTTGTTGTTTTCATTATTCCTTCATTCCATACCTTAAATTTTACTCCGGGCTCCGGGATAAATCGACCTTGACAAAGGGCTTCGTAGCCGATCACCCTCACTTTTACACCCGCCATATATTTAAGTCTTACAGCCGCCTTGCCCATCGGCGAGCCCTTATGCTCCTGCGAGATAAAGATGAAACTCTTGCGTGGAAACATCTCCGTGAGTTCTTTCGTCTGCTGGTAAGTCCATTCAGCATACTGAAAACTGTCGATTATCACGAAGTGCGGGCCCTTGGGCCGTTTTAACCGGGCTATCAAATCATCGTAGGTGTCATCAACCACCACTCTAAATTTGCCCTGCTTCTCGCTCATGTGAAATCTCTCTATGCGCGTCTGGAACGTCTGACTGACTCCCTCCTCGTAACTTACATAAAGCACCACGCCATAGTTGCAAAGCTCTCTCGCTAATTGCATAACGAAACTACTCTTACCGCTGGCACTCGCACCGCTGATAAACCACGTTTCGTTGGTTGTTGGAGTCCCGAAGCACTTCACCCATTCACCATCCCACGGAATGGTCTTATAGGTCTTTAGCAGCACTTCCTTAGGACTGAATGCTCTCTTTGCCATATCTTTCACTCAGCTCGCTTGAGTTTCTCTATCTCGGTGTAAACTCGCCTCAATCCGCCGGCTGTCTTGCGCACAAGCGATGCGATATCCGTTCCTTCAGGTGCATTAACCTTGGCTACGCATCGAGCCTGCTCCATCAAAAACTGTTGACGCTCCTTGCTGTCGTCCGGTGTAACCTTGCTATATCTGTCTCCGTAGCGACTCAACATCTCAGTGTAACCAACCTTTTTGCACTCTATCGAACGATTAATCTTCTCCTTCAGGCCGTCTGCGCCCATCATATACCATGCGCAGCAGCGCTCCGTTGCATTCCACAGCGCTTTGAGTTCCAAAAACGCCTCATATTGCAAATCTCCGGCTTCATCAAGAATGATCATCGGATTTTGGATTGATTTCAGGTAGTAAACCAAGTCCTCATACACATCGGCATAGTGACCCTTGGCATCAACACCAAATTCTCCGGCTATCTTACGTATCAGCTTTAGCTTGGTCTTCACCTGAGAACAATCAATATACACCACATTCGGATGACTGGCTACATACTGGCGCGCCGTGAAAGTCTTGCCGATGTTAGGCATGTCACACAGTATCGCGCTTAGTCCGCTCTGCTGACACAGCTCCAACTGTGTAAATATAAATTGAAATGTCGCCGTCTTGGCTGCTTTCCATTCTATCTCGCCACGCAAGCTAACACCGAGTTTTCTCGCCACGCTTATCCATAGCGCATCACTCATCTGTCGCTCGGTTTTGCCGTTGCGTATCGAACTATACACGCTTGTACTGATGCCCAATGATGCCGCGTGTTTCGCATCACTCGGATAGTTTGTGCGATTAGCTTCAATCGCACTTAGGATCTTGTTTTTAATTTCTGTAGTTATCATTGTTACAACACGGTTTTAATGGTATTCAAACTCTCTTATAATGAAGCCAAAGCTCGCGATGCATAGTCATACATCTGCATCTCTTCAACCGGCTCCTCTATTGGTTCTATCTTCGCTATCAGTTCCTCGGCTTCGTCATCCGCTCGCTTCGGCGTTTTCTTTATCACACCGACACGGTTGATTGCACGAGCACCCACGTATGAGTTAAACTCACTGATTTTCTTTCGCTGAGCCACAAACACCGCTTCGTCACTCTCTGTCTGCTCGGAGGCAGCTGTGTTAAACGTGCCGATGTTCTGAAGCTCGTCAACAAGCACATCATTCTGAAAAATGAAGGCTTCCGTAATTTCGCCTTTCTCGTCTCTGAGGTAGTAGGCATCTACCTTGTAGTCATTCGGAGCAAGTTTCTCAAGCACCTTGGTTGAGCTGAGCCACCAATCTGAGTAGTCAACGCGGCAGTATGAATTTCTTCTGACACTTGTGCTCACATGCTCGCCGATGTAGCGCGCCAACATAGCTTTGTTGAGTGGTTTCAATGTCGGGTTGATGTTTGCCTCAAGCACTTGCCATCGCGTCATGCCGGGATATTTCTTCTGATTCGGATGAAGTGCGTTGTTAAACTGTCTGATATCTTCCATATCGTCTGCTATCAGCTCATCCCATGAGTAATATTCCTTTTCAACGTAAGTGTCGTTAAACTCGTCAAACACCTTCTTGCTCTCTGTCCTGTAAGCCGGGTTCTTGGCGTAGAAACGACCGATGCCCACATGATTTCTGTGCTCAATTGAGCGTTTCTTGGCTCCGTTGAAGTTTTCCGCCGTCTTCTCCTGTGAGTTCATCGGCGCGCAGAAGCGAACAAACGGAAACATCACACCGGCCCTCAAAAAGCTGTCTTTCCACTGGCTCATCAAGTGGTTTTCCACCTCCACCTGTGCCGGGCAGCCCCAACCTTTGCGGTCAAGCATCCTGAACATACTCCTAAACATATCCACCACCAAATCCACATTCTTATTGCGGTTATACGCAAAGCCGATGCAGCACTGGCTCGCCACGTCATAGGCGTAATATGCTTTCGGTCGTATCTTCGTGTCCTTGAGCTTGCGTGGCAAGTCGCGGTCGTCAAATGTCACTTTCGACAGTGAGAACTCAGGAGCATGACGGTGCATGTGTGGCATCGTCTCATGCATAAAGGTCGTGTAGCTGTCAAGTGATGCACGAATGAGCACTTTGTTCTTAGGCATGTTAAGATAGTTGGAAATAGTTGTCTCGCTCAGCTCCAATGGTTCGCCGTTCTTGTCGGTGAAGTCGTCCGGGTCAAATGCTTCGCCGGTCTCAGGGTCATACACATCAAGCTCGCCACACACAAACGAATTGTATAGTTCCAACACGTTTGAATTATATGGCCTGTTAGGCAGCACGGCTATTCCAAGTATCAATCGCTCTGTCTTGTGATCAACTTTTCTCGCCGACTGATTGCCAAACTTTCCGCTGATCAGACACCCGTAACCCTCACGCTTATATTCTGCCACCTTTTTGCGGAAGCGCAGCGTTGATGCCGGCAATGTGTGCCCAAACTGGCGGCGCAAACTCTCTATCGAGGCTGCCATCATCGACCAGTCATAAGTGTCGCCCATCAAGCGGCGATAGTCAGATGCGTTCTTATAAAGCTTTATGCAGCAGTTCAGCACCGAAGCATTCACTATATATTCGCGCTTCTTATCTTCGTTCAAGCAGACACCCGTTTTTGCCACGTCATTGAAGTATATCACAGCGCCATGATCAAGCTCGTAGTTCGAGCGAACCCAGCCGTCAAGCATCACCTTGTTGCCGTCGGGATATACTTCGTAAACCTTCTCCTTAAATCGGTCAGGTAGACTGTCTACTACTACGAGCGCATAGCTGCCAAGACCTTTGCCTTGACGAGCTACCTTAAGCTTATTCGCTGCCGACAACCTCTTGTAATTGGAGACTCCCATTATGCCCCCATTCACAAGGTCATGCATCGATATACATAATTTGCCGTTGTAGTATTCCATCTCTCCTCCCTCTTACTTTTTTCGTGCCGACTGATTGCCAAACTTTCCGCTAATCAGACAGCTATAGCCCTCACGCTTATAATCAATAACCTTTTTGCGGAAGCGCAGCGTTGATGCCGGCAATGTGTGACCAAACTGGCGGCGCAAACTATCTATCGAGGCAGTCATCATCGTCCAGTCGAAAGTGGTACCCATTAAGCGGTGAATAACAGAAGCGTTCTTATAAAGCTTTATGCAGCAGTTCAGCACCGAAGCATTCACTATATATTCGAGCTTCTTATCTTCGTTCAAGCAGACACCCGTTTTTGCCACGTCATTGAAGAATATCACAGCACCGCAATCAAGCTCATAGTTCGAGCGAACCCAGCTGTCAAGCATCAACCTGTTGTCATCGGGATATAACTCGTAAACCTTCTCCTTGAATCGATCAGGTAGACTATCAACCACTACGAGCGCATAGTTGCCTCGAGCACCTCCACCACGACGAGCTACCTTGAGCCTGTCACGCAATGATAGCTTCTTGTAATTTGAGACACTCATTATGCCCCCATTCACAAGGTCATGCATTGATATACATAATTTGCCGTTGTAGTATTCCATCTCTCCTCCCTCTTACTTCAACGCTTCAGCATACTCCTGAATGTCAGCGATGTCAACCACCTTAACGTCAGTGTACTCTTTCCTGACGATGCCTTTGTGGGTCACCGTGCCTTTGCCGGTTCTCTTGTCAAGCTCTATCATGGCTCCATTCTCAAAGTATTGACGCATCACGCCGTCAGCGTCATGGAAGGTCTCAAATGCTCCTGCCACCACCACCTCTTGGCCGCCACGCTCTTTTGCCACCTTGCGAATCTTCTTGGCAAGCTCGGAGTTGCGCTCATACACCAATGCCATTAGCACCATTCTCTTTGTGCAATTAAACGCCTTCGCTAAAAATTCGCGATTCTCCTGCGTCACTGCTATTCGTCTTTCCATAATTATAATGAGTTTATGATTACTTTTAGTGTTACTTCAAGGCCTGACTTCGCCGCTATTAATGACAGATATGTCTTATTCGTATGAAGCTGATCTACATCGGTAGTTTCACGCATCTCCGACATCAACATCTTAATGTCGCTCTGATATTGCTCAATCGCGCCCAATAGAATCTGGATGCTGCGCTGTGCCTTTTCTTCTAATTGTCGTTCCATTGTCGTTAGTTTATAGTTATTAATATTTGTTTCACCCACCGTTTTTTTGTACCTTTGGGTGGTGTTCTTTGAAGAACCGATGCAAATGTAGTATACAATTTGTAAACTTCCAAATTTTTCAATAATAAAAATTCACGGAATGAAAACTTTTTATACGAGAGACATACTTAATAGGCTGAAAAAAGCACTCAACATAGCCACTGACAATGAGCTTTCAACCCATCTTGGCGTTAGCAAAGCTACTATTTCCAATTGGTGCACACGGAATTCTCTCGACTTTCCCCTCGTGTTTTCATTTTGTGAACATATAAATATAAATTGGTTGTTGACAGGTGAGGGGAGGATGGTCGCTGATCAGGAAGTGCCGGTAGCTATACCGTCATCCGAGGGTGGAATCCCGCTAATCCCTTTTGAAGCTATGGCTGGTGTGTTTAGCGGCGAGCTGAGCGTCACAGAAGCGCAGTGTGAAACCCTTATAGTTCCGGGTCTTAAGGCTGATTTCGTCATTCCTGTGTCAGGTAATTCTATGGAACCTCGCTACTACTCCGGCGACATGGTGGCGTGTCAAAACGTCTCTCTATCCGATGTCTTTTTTCAATGGGGGCGTGTTTACGTAATCGACACTAATCAGGGTGTGCTGCTCAAGCGCGTCAAAAAAGGTTCATCACCGGCCACCATTTCCCTTGTCTCCGAGAACCCCGGTTACGAACCTGTCGAGTTCCCGCGAGCTGATGTTCATCACATCGCTCTCGTGCGCGGTCTCGTGCGTATTGAGTGACTCTCGCCGACCTCTCCCTTAGCCTCCCGAAGCCCCTCCGAGACCCTCCCAATGCCCCCTTTTCGCAGGTGTCACCCCCTCATTCCACCTCTC